CACCTTTTGGGTATGGCTCTATTTCATAATTCAAATTGTTTTTCAATATTTTTTTGTCTGTTTTGTTCCCATGAAAATAGATATATCTATGCTTTCTGGATCGTTCCACATAGTAAAAATCATCTCCATACTGCTCTTTCATTTGATCTAAAGTCATTCCATCACTTATTGTTTTAGAGTGTTTGTGCTCTTGTCCTTTTATTGCCCAATCAACCCTATTAGCTGATAAGCCTGTATAGATAAAATTTGTAGATTGATATACATATCCGACATGACCTTGTGCCATGTCAGCGTAAGAAACAATAATTGATGGCTTTGGCAATAATTTTATTGAATTTGCAACCAAAAAAGATGCTTGGTTTTTCTTATTGTCTTCTAGGCAAATTCGATTTAACTCCAATACCTTATCGGAATATTCTTTGCCACAGATACCCATGCAAAGCGATGGAGATGCAGGGATTCCATAAGTAATTACTCCAACCAATGTGGTGTTTTCATATAAGCCGAATGCAAACATTATCTGTGGCATCCTTTTAGCATAATGTTTTTTTGTCAACCAAGGTTCAGTTTCTTCGTTTTTTATTGGTAAAACAATCATTGTCTACCCCTAAGTGCTGCAAGTTTTTCCCTGATATGGTCAGGCATAGAAACGGCTTTTTGGCGGTCTTGTTCTAGTTTGGCTAAGGCAGGATCAATCTGTGGTTTTGACTGCATCTCAGGCACTTCTGCTCCGTCCCATCGCTGTTGGTTTAGGTAAACCAATGGGGCAGGGATAAAAGCACCGTTTGCTTTCAACCATTGCTCTGTTGTTTTCATCCATGCAAGGTGTTTTAGGATTTGATCTGCTTGAGTGTCGCAATAAGACTTTATCCACACTTGTTTACATTTAGCCTTTGCCCCTTTTCTTGGAGTGTTAGGCCACATTTTCCAGAAGTCATCAAACATTGTCATCTCCATTAGTCTGTGGATCAAACAAACCTGTCCATTGTTGTGTTTGCTGTTGCATCAGGTCAGGTAGAAGATTGAAAAATACCTTTGTTTGTTCAGGACTAAGCATGAACTGAGTCACTCTCCCACATTCAAAACAATCTTGTTTTACTACTAGGTATCCAACATCAGAGACATAGAATTCAGTAGGATAACTATCGTTTAAGTGCATTGCATTTCCTTTAGACATAGGTTCTTTAAGTTCATCTGTAATCAACATCTTTGTTTCCCTTACTTTTGTTACACAAACCGCAAAGAATTTGTAAGTTTTCAGGGTCGTTTTGTAGATGAGGATAAAACTTTCTTGGTTTTATGTGGTCAACATTGATTTGCATCCACTTTTTAATCTGTTTTTTACATTTCATACATTTACACCCATAACGAAAAATTGTTTTTGCCTTCAATATAAACCACTCTTCAGACTGCATAAAAGTATCATTTTGTTTGATGAGACTAGCAAGCTCATTTGCTGACTTGTCCTTGTAGTAATCAACTACTTTCTTCTTGTATCTATTCATAACTGCTCTTTGGTGATTGTTGGAGCAAAGCACAGCCTTACCGTGGTCAAAACCAAAGTTCGCCTGTGCCTCGATGTTCTGCTCTTCGGAGCCATGCCATCGCATCGCACTGTTCCAGACTATTTCACCACCACGCTCTAGAACTAAGCCCACGCTCCCCGCTTTGGTTTGCCGTGTATCGGGGTATCTCAAACACAACCACTGACGTACCGCATTGTGTTGTCCAAAAGCAAAAACCCCGCAAAATGCTCTGTGGTCTTGGCTCTTGGCGAGAGCAACAACAAAACGTATGACGGAAATCAAAAGTTCGTTTGTCGTCTGACAAGACCACACAGTACTCTGCGGGGTTCTCCGATTTCCGTCTACGTCTAAATGCCACTCTAGACGATGCAAATTATACATAAAAAACAATGTGCGTCAATTTATTTTTGTTTATCAAACTCTGCTTCTCGTTTCTTGCGCTGCTCAATCGCATTGGCAAGCAGTTTCCGCAACCACATTGCACCTCCCATATTCTGAAATTCATCCTTTAATGCCTGAGTAACCCTCACGGCAATCTGAATCTGAGTACCTGTAATCTCTGATGGCGGTCTTGGCATTTTGTCTTCTGTTGGTTAAAAGAAACGAATTGTTGGCTTGTGTCTAACATTACACAATTAGGGAATGTCCTAGTGTCAGACAGAATATATTATGTCATACACTACGCTTCCCAACAACTTGAAAGGTGTCCAATGTCTAAGCGTTACCAACCCTTGTTTGCAGATGAAAGCCGTGAAAAATGCCCGTATATCGGCTGTGGCGGTGCATTGTTTGAGGATGAGCGCACTTACCACTGCCGTGGCTGCAATACGTTCTTTTACCCTGACGAAAAGACTCTTGAAGAAAGCTATGACGATGAGTAAATTCAATGAACCAACCGATCCACCAGTGTTTAAAAGCCAACAGGAATTTTATGATTGGTTGCGTAATAACGTGATTGATGAAGTCACTGTAGAAATTCAAAAGATGACAGGGTTTGGCAAAGATACGCTAGACAGTCTGTCTGTTTATATTCAAGGAATGAAAAAATGACACAAGATGAAATCATTGAGATGGCAAGACAGGCTGGATTCATGATGGAAAACTCAGCCGCAATTCAAGCCGCAGAAATCTTTGCCAAACTTGTAGCCGATTCACCACAGCGCACATGGGTAGGGCTGACGCGCATGGATTTAATTAAATGTGGAGTCTTGCCGTTTGGAATGTCGTATGAACTTTGCCAAGCCATTGAGGCCAAACTCAAGGAGAAGAACACATGAGCTTAAAAGAATCAACCAGCAAATTCCTGCGTGAAATTACTCGAACCAAGACAATTCGAGAAATTATTGCCATTGAATTGAAAGAGGCGCACAAAAAGAAACTAGAAGCTGAATCAGGTGTTGAATATGCAGTTTCAATTGTTAGCTACAACGAAAAGCGCATCCAGCGGTTGCAAAAGCGGTTAACAGAACATACTGAAGAAGGTGACTACACATGATTGACCGTCTTGTTTTGGCTGCGGTGATGGGTGTTACAGGCTGGCATGGACTGTATCCTGATCCACCAGAGCCTATGACCTTGCAACAAAAGGCCAAGTACAAATCTGTGAGCGCAGTTTGTGCAAAAAAGAGAAAGACTCCAACTGTAAAAAAGCTATGTAATGAATGGGAACAACACAATGAACAAAAGCGCATTTGACTACTCAGGAGCATCACTCTGGACAACAGACGATAAACTGAAGAAGATAAACATTGGCAAGATCAATGGTACTAAGCGTAGAGAACAGATGAAGCGAACTGAGATACCAGACTACCATCCACTTCAAAGCAGGAAGAACAAGAAATGAAAACAGCCTTTGATTACAAAGACCAACCCTCATTTTGGCTGACAGATACCAAGATGAAGCGGTTTAAACAAGGTGAGGAATTTGCCAAGAAGAAGCAGGATAGTAGAGACATCAACGACAAGAATCAGGTGTTCATCTACTCAAAAGCACTGTCTCGCAAGAAATGATTCAACAAATTCGTACATTCTTTGGCAGACAAAGAGGATCGAAAGGCAACAGACATACCAGTGTTGTCACAGGAATAGCTTGGATTTGCTTGGGTTGCGGGAAAGTGTTCACTAACAAACAGTTGTCAGCACTTCATAGGTGTATTAGGGAAATTCCCTATATCAATCATGATAATGTCTGACAGAATACACGCATTGATAGGTTTTTTTAACAGGAGTGAAAAATGTTTGATATTGAGAAAGAAACTTGGATGGCATTGCAAGACCTCAATTCTGAGGATGTTGCAGATGCAATATGCGATAGTCGAGCTATCGTAGAGGCAATACAGTCAAATGCTTGGACTGATGTTGCAGATATTATTCGAGCTAGAGTTGAACTTAAAGCCAAGCGTATGGCACAACTATCCAACGACATACCTATGACTCCTTGGGTGGACTCAGAAGAAGAATTAAACCTATGGCGTTGTTACCGTATTGAACGCCAACAAGCAGCCTTGGAAGACCGCAAGGTAAAGACTAAAATCAATCCCTATTCTAAAGGCGAGGTCAACAATGAAGACTAAGCTATATCTTGATCGGATCATTGAGGAACATTCAAATGAATACTACTGTGCATTCTGTGTTAAACCACATAACCCAAAAAATCAGTGCTGTGATGATTCGTTTTTTATCTTATTTCGAGATTTGGACACCGACACTCAGCATCAACGAGCGGCAGAAATTGCGGCAAAAGGCGGCTAAACGAATCAAGCAACAGCCAAAGGTACAACGGGTGGTTATGCCATCCAAACTAATCACCGACCCTGAATTTGGGTATGTGAACTCAGCCCTGACCGATGTGTCAGCAACATGGAAAAAGCATTCAACAGGAGTAAAAAATGCTGGATTATTCGACAATCCTAATGCGGATAGAAAGAACAACAAAGAGTCTAGAGGAGAAGTGCCTACACAAAAAATACGCAGGGTTCAGTAGCGACCTTGCTCAAATTCACAGTGACTTGACGTTACTAGGAATGTGGGCAATGAGTCAAGAAGCAAGAGATATTTTTAACGATTTAATGGGAGTTGAGGAATGAATCAAGAACAGGTGTTAAGTCTTCTCAGTAAGAATGTCAATGAACATACTGAGAAAAAAGGAAAACTGACATATCTTTCATGGGCGTGGGCGTGGGCTGAAGCACTAAAAGCAGACCCTGATGCAACATACAAAATTGAAATGTTTGGTGACAAGTGTTTCATGGACATAAACGACACTGCAATGGTGTTCGTAACAGTCACAATGTTTGGCAAACCAATGACTTGCCAACTTCCAGTAATGAACCATCTTAATAAAGCAATCATCAACCCTGATGCTTTTGCAATCAATACCGCCATCATGCGCTGCATGACCAAAGGATTGGCCTTGCATGGACTCGGGATGTACATTTATTCTGGAGAAGATTTGCCCGAGGGTGAATCTGACTTAGATGTAAACGTAATGATTGACCACTTGGCAGCTATTGATGCTGCTTCAACCCTTGAGGAACTGAAAGATGCTTATACAACTGCTTACACTGCTTGCGGTGCTGATAAAAGCTGGCAAAAGAAAGTAATTGATGCAAAAGATAAGCGTAAAGGAGAATTGAAATGAACAACCCACCAGCATTTCCTCATGTAGCTGATATCCTGCAATTTGATGGTAATTCAGCTACTGTAAAAACCCTTACGCAAAACGGCATGACATTGCGTGACTACTTTGCGGCAAAGGCTATGCAAGGGTTGTTGTCTTCTGATGTCAATGCCCCACTTGAAACATTTGCAAAACAATCTTACAAAGTGGCAGATGCCATGTTGAAAGCGAGGGAAGCATGACTTTTACCGATAATGAAATTGCTGTTATGGCTGCTGAAGCGTGTAGAACAGATGTTGGCTTTAAGTCATGGACTATTTCAACTAAACACTTGCAAATCTTTGCTGAAATGATTGCATCTAAAGAGCGCAGGGAGTGTTCAAAGGTTTGTGCAGAATTAGGCGAATGGGCTTGTGTTCACGCCATTGAAGCAAGAGGAGAAAAAGCATGAGTGATATTGAACAAATTCTTAAAAGACTTAGGTTTGACAAAGAAACAGGGCAGTTTTTTTGGATTAAGCCAAGCAAATATCATTTAGATTTAATTGGAAAAGTTGCGGGTTGCATTGGAAGATCAAACCCAAATAAAAAATACTGGGTAATTAAGTTAAACGGGAAAGCATATAAAAGAGCAAGACTTGTTTATTTGATAACTCATGGGAAGTGGCCTGAACCTTGTGTAGATCATATAAATGGAAATTCATTAGATGATAGACCTGAAAATCTTAGACAAGCCTCCATTATGGAAAATGCTTGGAATCATAAAAAAAGAGCAAGACGCATTCAACTGCCAATTGGAGTTAGAAACCTTGCTTCAGGGAAATTTCAAGCAAGGATCGGTTATTGCGGTAAGCAAATCCACCTTGGAGCATTTCAATCACCTAATGAGGCATCAGCCGCATACCAATCAAAAAGGAAAGAGTTATATGGACAATTTGCCTGAAGTTACTCAGCAATCGCCAGAATGGTTTGCACAGCGTTGTGGCAAAGCTACAGCATCCAGAATCTCTGACATTGTTGCTAAGACAAAGACAGGCTACAGCACTAGCAGAGCTAACTACATGGCTCAGTTGGTAGTTGAGCGCATGACAAACCAAGTAGCAGAGTCATACACCAATGCGGCTATGGAATGGGGTACAGAGAATGAACCCTTTGCTCGTGCCGCATACGAGGCTAAAACAGGCAATATGGTCGATCAGGTAGGTGCTATCGACCACCCAAGGATTGCCATGTCTGCTGCCTCTCCTGATGGCCTTGTGGGTGACGATGGATGCTTAGAAATCAAGTGTCCTAACACCGCCACACACATTGAAACCATCCTGGGTGATGAGCCAGCAAAGAAGTATTACGACCAGATGCAGTGGCAAATGACGTGTACGAACAGAAGTTGGTGCGATTTTGTGAGTTTTGACCCACGAATGCCAGCGCATTTACAACTGTTTGTCAAAAGAATCGAGCGCAATGACGAATACATTGAACAACTCGAAAAAGAGGTAGTCCAGTTCTTAATGGAAGTGGAAGACAAAGTTAAAAAACTCAATGAAATTAAGGTGTAAATATGGAACAGCGTGATAACTCAGGTGTGTTGTTTAAAAACGACAAGAAAGAAAAAGACAATCACCCAGACTACAAGGGCAACATTCGTGTTGATGGACAGGACTTTTGGCTGTCAGCATGGATTAAAGAGGGCAAGAATGGCAAGTTCATGGGATTAGCAGTCAGCCCTAAAGAAGAACAAGCAGCACAACCAGCCAAGGCCAAACCTAAAGCTGGTTTTGATGATTTGGACAGCGATTTGCCTTTTTGATGTAACTTAATGGGGAAAGCGTAAGTGAGTACCCACTAACTTTGATAGGAGTTGATATGACTTTAAGTTTTATAGAGCGTAAACAGATATGGTGGGATTGGCATAAAGAAAACCCGCAAGTGTGGCAATACTTTGAAAAGTTTGCCTTAGAAGCAGTTGCCAATGGGCATAAAAAGGTCAGTCATTGGCTGATAATCAACAGAATCAGGTGGGAAGTCACCATAGTCACTACTGGTTCAGACTTCAAGATCAGTAACGATTACATTGCTTTCTATGCTCGACTCTGGCAAGCAAAATATCCTGAATACAAGAACTTGTTTAACACTAAACAGATGATCGGAGAACCAAGATGATTGCAAATATCTTTTCCTTGATTTTACTTTTGGCTTTTGGTGGAGGAATACTCATACTTGGAGTATGGATTTGCCTCCACTTCTTTGACGATTAGGCGTGTAGACCATTCAAATACTGAGTCTTTCCTGCAACCTTGACAGCAGTCAATTCTTGATTCTTCAGGTTGTTGGGGTCATAAGAAACATGAACCCATCCACTATCAGGTACGCCTTGTGTGTAAAACTCTAAGATCAACTGTGTGTAGTCAAGGTTATCCATGATCCACTGTGCAAGGTCAGCATTAGCAATACCAGCAATCTCAATATCAGCAGCCTGACCCTTGCAATGGTCTGATGTTTTAGACCCACCAACAGCCGCATTACTTTCAGGACTACGATAGGCAGAGTTCACGGTAACAGACTTGCCGAAGTGTTCTCTAACAGGCTGTAAGACGTTCTCACACAATGCTTTGAGGTTCTCAATAGTTGTTTCATCAGGCGTGTTGTCCAGACCCAAACGAGTGGCAGTGTCTGACTTGGTAAGTTCTTTTAGGGTGAAGTTGGCAGATAAGTTCATGGTTTGACTTTCAAGGTTTGGAGGGCTTCGTTGTAGAGGGAGACACAGGTTGCAAGTTTTCTGATGGCGGCATCTCCTTCGTCTGTGATGGCGATAAGAGCTTTAGAAGTTTCTGGGTCAAGTTCGGCTGATGTACTTCCTGAGTTATCTCCGTTGGTAATTGGGGCATCTGAGGAGGTATGTACGGGGCAACCGGAGGCTTTGACAGCGATCCGCAACTTGAGAGCACCACTGTCAATATCACTATTGCGCTTTTGCTGTAAAAGTTTAGCATTTTGATTGGCTTTCATCAGTTGGTTAGATTGGGTATTTACAGCAGAAACCAGTGCTTGTTCCTTTTGTCGAGCATCTGCATTCAAAGCAGCAATCTGAAGCTGTTGTTTAGTAAACTCATCGTGTTTACCCTTAGAGTATCCACCGCCAAAGGCAGAACCAATGGCGATCAAGATACCCAAGATTACCCAAGGATTAAACAGACTCATGGCTTAGGCGGTTCATCATTGTCAACAACTTCAGCCTTTGATGTGGCAGTAGCTATTGCTTTGACACCAGAACGACCAGCAACACCACCCAAAACACCAGTAATAAACACCATGATGGTATTGATCTGTTGCGTGTAAATCTTGTCAATTGCTGCCATGCCTGACATTGGCTGAGTCACAAATGAGACTGAATACAGGAACATTGCCACTGATCCAAGAAGAATCAGGGTCAAGGAAAAGATTACGATTGCCCAAATTCTGACTTCAATTTCATCAGAAGTCATGCGAGTATTTTTGTTCATCACGATTGTTGGCATTACTTTTTCTCCTGTTCGGGTTTGACTAACATTTCTGGACAAGTAGCTGTAGCAGTACAAATAGGGGGCTTGCATTCAGCATTCTGCCAATTTTGAGGGTCTTGGCAAGGATAGCGAAATCTATCTTCACAGCCTGTTAGCAGCACCAACAGGATTGACAGACCCCAAATACAGTAGATATTCATTTATCTTTCTCCCTTTCCTTTTGTTCAATCTTTTGCCGCATTTTCTCAACCTTTTCGACCTGAGCCTTGGCCTCATTCTTAGTCTCCAAGATGTCAAGATAAAGAAACCCCATCAGTGGCAACAACAAGGCGATCAATATGCAACACGCTATCCAAGCCACTATGTCTTCCTCCACTGACTTACGAACAGTAACCACATCCACAGGTAGAGGAGGAATATAGAAGTCGCTACTAGGTACGCTAGTTTTAGCTGGAAGTTTCTTTCTTCCTCCTTGCGTTGCCATAGTTCCCGCCTTTTTACTGCTTCTAACTTCAGCCTTGCCTGAGTTTGCTCCTCTTGAATTGTTTCCCTCATTGCAAATACCTCTGAGTACAAAGCACCCATCTCAGGAGGACTTTGGTAAACCATGCACTCCCTGATCTGAACCACTAACTCAGCCATTTGCTGCTGTGCCATCACCCTTTTTAGAGCCGCTTCCATGTGGTTCTGGTTAGGGTCATAGACATTCTTTGACTTTTCTTCTTCTTCCCTTATGTGCGCTTCTAATTGTTCTTGAATCTTGAAGAATTCAGTGAGTTGTTTGACAATATCAACCTTGAGTTGGGTTTCATCAACGGCAACAAACTTTTCTTTCTTTTTCGCCACAGACTTGGGCGAGGAGGGGGCGGTAACTGTTGCTGGTTTACCCTTAGATTTAAAGAAGTTACTAAAGTTACTCCAAAATCCAGTAACTTCCTTATATATCTTGGCGGCTTCGTCAACAGTAGACTTGACCTCCATAAAGGAAGTTTTGGCCTGTTTGTAAAGCTCACAACCCTCTTTGATTGCTGCCACACAAGCATTGGCGGCAAAAAGTAGGGTGATCGGCTCAATTTTTAACCCCTATTCTGGCGAAAATTGATAGTATTGCTCTGTAACAGGCTCAACAACTTGACTAGGACTAACGGCAGTTGATGCTCCAATGTAGCCAGTACGCAAGACACCCATGCCCAAAGCAGTGGCAAAATCAGACAAGTCTTCTGGCTTAATCATTGACTTGAAGTCAATCTCTTTACCTTTCTTACTTATGATTTTTGTTGACGCATTTAATATTGCATCTACACCACCTTCGTCAAGAAATAACTTTCTATGCGCTTGTTTTGTTGCTTCATCAATGTTTGACTGACCAATCAAAGACAAAATCCTAAAACCTTTATTGAAAACGCTTGCAATCTGGTTAACAGCAATTCCAGCAATTCTTTGAGGACTTACACCGCCAGTTGCTCGTTCAAGTGCAGAAGTTTCTTTGACAGCAGCAGCACGAATTTGAAGATTTTCAACATTGACCTTACTTGATAATCTTGATACATCAGCCAATGCAGTCAAACTGTTGTAGTGCTTTTGCCCAAATATAGACACAAACGCATCTTTGTTATTTTCAAGATATTTCAATGGGTTGTCAGAATCAAGCATACGAGTGACAAGCCCATTTTTCACAGCAAGTTTTGCATTGATTTGCTCATCAGATGACAACTTATTAAGGTCTGTAGTAAATTTATTACGGTAACTTTTACCTGTAGAACCTGTCATTTTAGACACTATTCCATCTACACCCATTGAATCATAGTCTGACAAGAAACTTTGACCAAGACGAGTTTTTGCTTCTCTTGCTGCATCATCAATAGCAACCTTTTCAGTTGCTAAATATTGTGCTTTTAATCCAGTATCAGATAATCGTTTCTTTAAAGCAGGAAGCTGATCAACAATGTCGCTATAACCACCATTTGTACTTGTCTTAGACAAAAGATTGTCCAGTTTTTGTGGGTCAATAAAACCATTCTTGTTTAATGATTGGTTATACAGCTTTGACATAACTGATTTTTCAGCCAAAGAAATACCATCATTTCCAGCCACACGCAAGAATTGATTCAAGGCTGTTGGACTTGATGCAATCAATGGAGAGATTCTTTCTGCATAATCAGCAGAACTGATTTTTTCAATGGCAGCAGCATCTTTAAATGGAACACCAACTTTATTAAAGTAGTCAGTATCCAAGTTAGTCATTGCCTGACCAAAAGGCAATTTTTCACCTCTAAAGTCAACTGTGATATTGCCACTAGAGTTTTGAACCTTATCTAATGCTTCATCTACTCTGTTTTGCAGTAGACGCAACTTATCTTGCCTATTCGGATCACGGGTTATTCTGATGTCTTCAGCCACACGCCTTTTCAATGAATCAAGGCTTGTAATATCCATGCCTATAGACAAGTCTGGTGCAGTGGTAGCTGGCAACATTGTTCCTGCTTCACTAGGTGCTGCTTGTCTACGCATAGCCTTAAATTTAGAAGACTGCTCACGCACAAGTTTCAATAAAGGAGCTTGCTTTGCCCAAGGATCACCTTGAAACAATTGTTCTGCCGTGTTTAACAAATCTTGTGTATCTTGTGCTGGCAACAAAGCACCTTGTTTAGATGCTTGACCTAAAACAGAATCATATTCTGGTGAAAGTGCGGCTCTTGCAGCCTTTTCTTTAGCTAATACAAGATTCTGTATCGCAGTGCCAATTTCTACAGGTTTAGTTCCACCAGCAATGTTTGCTTGTGATGTTAATTTGTTTAATTGATCGTCAATAAAGCCAATTCGTTTATTTAAATCAGTTTCAACTTCAGCAATTTTAGTTTTACCTGATGGCAATTCAGCACTTGGCGCAGGATAAATTTCTGATGCTCTTTTTTGAACAGCAACCTTTAGATCAGAATATAACTTGTTCAATTCACCAGCAAAGCCAACATCATTCTTTGCAAGGTCTTCCAATTTTGTTCTGAAAGCAATATTATCTAAACCAGTAACGGCTAAAGCACCTTTTTGACTAGTAACAAACTGAACTCTATCTTGAACAGTTTTTAATCTTGCTTGAAGTGTTGGGTCTGCTTCAAGTGCTTTTTCTACAAGGTCTTTAGCCCTTGAAATGCCTTCAACATTAGCTAAATCAGCAATATCAAGGTCTTTAATGTCAAATCGCTTTTTACCTTTTTCAAAAAGCATTTGACCACCCTTTGCAGTTCCACCTCCAGAAAGCAAAGAAAAAACTAATCCACCTATAACTTGTCCGGGTAAACCAGCTACTTGTTGACCAATTTCACCGCCAGCTTCACCACCAACGCCAGCCATACCGCCAGTTAAAACATTGACCCCTTTTGTTAATAATCCTCCACCAACCAAATTAAAAGGATCAACAGCACCTTCTACAAAAGAACCAGCATATCGTTGCAATCCAGTAGCAGGACGCATTTGTGGCTTTAAACCCAATCCTTTTTGAATTGATTTGGTTGTTACTTGTTCTAATTCAGGTTGCGATGGGAATGCTCCTGCAAATGTTCCTTGCTCCGCTGCGCTACCAGAGGCAAGTCTAGCCGCAGTTCCAGTCAACCCACGACCAGCACTCTGCAATAAATAATCAAACATTGATGGAGCAGAAGTAGGCTCATCTCCCATTGTTTGTAATGGAAACGGAACTTCGCCTCTTGCATATTCTGGAGATTCCATAATACGCATAGAAGCCGCAATCTCAGCTAATCTACTAGCATCTTCTACATTACCTGCGGCATCAGCATTACGCAATGCTTCAATCACTTCATTATAAGTTGCCATAATTACCTCAAGATTATTTTGGTTTTCGATATTTATTGATCAACTCATCGTCAGAAGATGTTTGTTTTTGTTCTGAACTTGTTTTTTCATTTGGTTTAATCAATTTAAATTTAGCCAACTGGTCATCTAACTGACGAATTGCAATAGCATAGTTTGGAGTGTCTTTGTATCCAGCTTGTTCGGCTTGATCTTGAATAAACTTTTTACGTTCTAACAATGCTCCACGATAAATAGCAGTAGCAAATCGCTCTGCTTGTTCTTTTGTAACACTTGTTCTTTGGCCTGTAAAAAATCCTACAACATCTTGAGCCACCCTGTCTGTTAAACCACCAGTTCTTGCGTATCTAGAAATATCAGCATTAGACATATTCTTGCCTTCGCCA